GACGCTTCCCACCCGTGGCAAGATGCGGTGAAACATCTTGCGGCTCAGTCTAGGTTCGGACTGAGTCATTCTTTATTTCTCTTTCGGAAGGTTATTCCAAAGGAGAAACCGAGTGTGGAAAAATATTGCGAGACACTTTCGTGTCCGCAGGATGCACCTGACCCCGATTTCTTGAAGTTCGCTTTGAGATTGACGAGAAAGCTGTTTCCTGTGGGGTGGGATCGCACCTACAATGATAGAGCTCTTACGAGCTCTCTCCCTACTACGTCTTGTTCTGAACAAGGTCGGAAGGAGGGAGGTTGTAGAGGGCTTGAGGCTGAAAAGAGGTGGCAACGTAGTGATTTTTGCAACTACGTTCTCAGCTCTTCTATTTCAGCAAGGAAGGAGCACTCGGTTTCGAGAGTACAGGCGATAGAGACTAGCGGTAAGTGGAGGATCATTGCGATCCCTCCACGAATCGATAATGCTCTTCGCCCGCTTCACAAGGCAATGTACTCTCACCTTTCCCAGTTTTCTTGGCTCCTACGTGGAGATGCAAAACCGAATAGATTCAAGGAATTCACCCCTGTGGATGGTGAAGTCTTTGTAAGTGGCGATTACGAAAGCGCCACTGACAACTTAAATTCGGCTCTCCAAGTAGCGATCCTCGAAACTTTGCTCGACAGAAGTTATACTGTGCCACAAGGTATAATTGAACACGCTGTCTCGACTTACTCATCTCGTCTTATTGATGAGTCAGGCCGATCCTACGTGCAACGTAGGGGGCAATTGATGGGTCAGTTAACTTCATTTCCTATGTTGTGCCTTATAAACTACATTACGTTTCGGTATTCGGTACCGCGGGACGTTCCCGTGCGGATCAATGGCGACGATATCGTTTTTCGTGCGACGCCCGAGGAGTTCTCTTCTTGGGAGCGTAATGTAGTGAAAGGGGGGTTAACTCTGAGTAAAGGAAAAACGTTCCTACATCGTAGGGCCTTTACTCTTAACTCCACGCCCTTTTGGTCGTGTAGGGGGGGTGCTAAGCTGGTGGGTTTCCTCCGGTCTAGTGCCTTGTTTCCCAAGGGAAGCATAACCGAGCAGATTGTCTCGCTGAATGGTCGTTTCTATTCTGCGGGACCTGGTTTTGGGAGAATTAGGAAGAGGGTTGTTCACCGTCTTTTTATCAATCAAAACCAGAAGGCGATTCATGCGAGTCGCCGGTCTCTCACTCGTGGGTTGGGGTTGGCTGTGGATGAGGAACTTATCAAGGATACAGGTCTTTGGTACAGGGAGCTCTTTTACCTCGAACAAGTTGAAGAGCGTCCCCTGCCTGTGGTCGGAGCGCCACTTCCTCCAGGTTGGAAACAAGTGAGCTCGTCATGGATGTCTTCGGACATGATTGAGGAGTGGGGGCGTCGCTGGTCAGACGCCTGTGTATATCACGCTTGGACCGCCAATTATAATCCGAAGACCGTCTCAGACGACATTTCTATGGACAAGATTCGCATGGGATGCTTGCCTTATGGCTTGGGTACTCTTATCAGTGCCAAGGTCAGAAGGATGCTGAAAATGTCAAGATCTGCTGTCTGGAAGTGGGTGAATCTCAGACGGAACCCGTCCTTCTTTGGACGAGTTAAGAGAAATTTAGGATCTCGTGTGTGGGTTGAGGTGGACTTGCTTGCTACTCGCACGCAAGTTGAATTTTTAGCTTCCGCCTCAAGTGTGTTTAGCTAGTTGCATACGAGTTCACAACTACGTGGCACTTCTCAGTGGGGAGAATTACCCCACACCTTGAGCTTCTCAACGGTGTATTAACTAAGATGTGATAGTTTGTATTAGGGAAATCCTTATACGGCATTCCCGGGCCTTTAAGAGGCATTGTCTAGACAATCGTCGATGATGACATTGCTGTCCCGGAACGAGTTACACTTGATTTTTACGCCCTTGATCGGGTAGCACCCGAAACCCCGCTTGCAACGTACTGCTTAGGGTTGAATGTGTGGGTGAGTGTATCAGTAGTGGTGAACAAGCTCGCTCTTATACATTTCGGCATAAGTGTATTTGATGATCTGTGATACAGATTCCTTATGCGCATGCTAGTGAACAACTTGAGGCCACCGCCAGAAGCGTAGTGCCGGGCACTGCAACGGGTGTTCTTCGGTCTGGGTTCGACTCCCAGATAGCCCGTCCGCAC